AAGAATGAAGGTTGGCAGCGAAGCAGCACAAACATTAGCCAATGTTGATTTTAATACTAGGTCTGGTATGATTTTAGCTGGCTATATTAAAGCTATGTCTGGTACTGCTGCTGGTGACCCAGAGGTACAAAGATTATTAACCAATCTATTAAGTGGTAACCTAAATGATGAAGCATATATTAGACAGTCTATGAAGTCATTTTCTTACCACTTACGTAAGACTAATAATATAATGGCTAAGGGGATTATTGATGTAGCTCCTTACTCAGTTAGTAAGTATACAAACTTAGCCCCTAAACGAAGCAAGACAGTCAGAACGCTTCCTGTACTACCAAGAGACTCACTACCTAGCATGTCAACTACACAGTTAAAAGGCGCTACTGAGCAGCTTAAGCAAAGTAAGCAAGGTGGACAAAAACGTCCACTTAGCGAATTCTAAGGATAGCTATGAAAACAGATATCGAAACACTAAGAGATACCTTTAAAATTAGCTATGAAGCTTTGGAGGACTCTCGTAATGAAGCTATGATGGTTATGGACTTGTATCATAACCGTCAATACACAGATGGGCAAATAGCTACATTAGAAGAACGAGGTCAGCCTAAAGAGACATTCAACATAGTTAAGATGTTTGGCCGTATGCTACTTGGTTATTATTCTACTGTAGTTAATAACGTTATTGTTACACCACGTAAAGAGAGTCAAGTAATTACAGCTGGCATTATCAACGACTTAGTTGGCTATACATTTGAAACTAACAACTTCAACTCAGAAGGTGATAAGATTAAGCTTGACGCTATCTTAGTTGGTCTAATGTGTAGCTATGTTATGCCTGAGAAAACTGGAGAGAAAGATGACTTCGGTCGTCCTAAGTACAGCATTAAAGTAAACCATATCCCAGCATTAGAAATTCTATATGACCCAATGAGTCAACTAGATGACTTCTCTGATGCTAGATATATTCATAGATTTAAGTGGATTAGCGAAGATGCTGCTATTAAAGCATTTGGTAAAGATAAAGTCAGCATGATGGAAGCTTACCATAACCACTTGAATGTTGATGAAGCAGAGTTTAGCTATGCTTACAATGGTGAATTCCAAGGTTACTTCAAACGTTTTGATAACTACTTAGTAGTACAAACAATCATCACAGATGATAATGACAAAACATGGAGTGTCTTCTGGAGTGGTGATGTTGAGCTATCGCGTGAAGAGATTACCTATAAAGAAGTTAAGAGCCCTTATAGACTACACCGTCTTCATACTTCTAATAGAGCAGAACACTACGGTATCTTCCGTGAGGTAATTGAAACACAGCATGCTATTAATCAAGCGCTGATTAAAATTCAGTTAATGGTTAATACACAGAAAGCTTTTGTGCAAGATGGAGCAGTAGCTGATATAGCTGAGTTTACTACACAGTTCAATAGAGTTAATGCTATTATACCTGTAAAAGATTTACAAGGAATTAGAGTTGAAAATCTTTCTAGAGAGGTTGCTGATCAGTATACGATTGTTGATCGTGCTCTTAATCGTATCCAGCGCATTCTATCTATTAACGATAGCTTCCTTGGGATGGCTTATGCTTCAGATAGTGGAGCTAAAGTAAAACTACAGCAAAATGCATCAGTAGTTGCACTACGATATGTAACAGCTAAGGTAGAACAATTCTATAGATTACTAGGTATTGATATTACCAATCTTATTAAGCAGTACTATACAGCACATGATGTAGTTCGTATTGCTGACGATTATGTAGGACAACGATGGGTAGAAATCAACAAGCCTATTATGAGACCTACTGGAATGGTAGACCAACAAACAGGTCAGCCAGAGCTTAAGCCTGTACTTGAAGAAGTTATGGACCCTGAGACTGGTGAGCCTATGGAAGATGAGCGTGGTAATTTACTTATGGCTCCTATTCCTACAATGAATTCTGAGATTGCTTTTACAGATGCTGATGTATCAGTAGAAAGTGTAGCTTATGATGATGAAGATGAGAAAAATAGGGTTATGCTTGAGCAGTTCATTAATGGGCCAGTAGGTCAGATGATGGCACAAGTTAATCCTGTAGCTTACTTTAAAGCAGCAAAGTTATCAGTTAAGAATGTTAAATCTAAGTATAGCTTAGAGATGGCACAGCTATTAGAAGAAACAGCTAATATGCTTAGTCAGCCTCAAGGCCAAGCTGCTAACCAAGCCATGCAAATGGGAGAAGTTAACGGCCAAATGACACCACGGGCGTCAGCTACAGCTAAAAGGAACTAGTTATGGCAGAAACAGTAACATTAGATAAGATAGTAGTATACGGAAATACTCCTGAAGAAGAATTAGGGCCTGAAAAGCCTTTTGACTTTGAAGGAGCAATGGCTGAAGGCTGGGATAAAAAATCAATAGTTAATCACATACTAGAGACTGGTCAAATAGCTATGGATATCACAGCTGCTCGTAAAGAAGGGTATAGTGATGATCAAATCTTTGAAGAGTTACAACGTAGATCAGAAGCTTTAAAGCAAAAAGCATATGACTTGGATAACATCGAGCCTGGAGCTCCTGAAGATGACTACGCTGAGTTAGAGCAAACCGCTGCAGTTGCTGAGCCTTATGGCGGAGTAATTGACGAAAGACTTAGTACTAGAGCCCAAGGCGATCAATGGAAGCCTGGTATAGCTGGTGCTGGTACAGTAAGAGATACTCTTGAGCAAGGAGGCTCTTCATATGCTAAAAAGCCAGTAGGACTAAGCCCTGAGATTACTCCGCAAACTAAGATGCTACAGCAATTAGATGAGCAGGCAGCAGCAGATGTTGAAGCATCTGGACTGCAAGGTCATGTCGGTAAAAGAGTAGCTCAGAAGGAGCAATACCTTGGTGGTATGCTACATAACTTTGTTACTGGAAATTTTGACGCTAAGCAGGAACAAGCACTAACTGAAGCAGCTAAGGAGCTAATGTCAGAAGGTAACATTGATGGCTTTGACTTACATAAACGCGGTGGCCCTGTGTACTTTAAGAAAGACTCTATGGGAGTAATGCGAGAGTATCCATTAGAATCTTCTATGGTAGACTCACTAGCAGCTTCTAAATTTGAGCTAGCAGCAAGCATATTAGTTGGCGCTGCTACTAAGAACCCATTATACACAGCTGGAGCTGCTGCACTTGGCGCTACTGCTGATGCTGCTGTAGCAGGAGCTGATGCTGAGCAAGCTGTAAAAACTGGAGCAACAGCTGGAGCTACCGACTTAGTAATTGGTGGCACTGTATTAGGATTAGGGCATGCTGCTGATAGCTTAATAAATAGTAATAAAGCTAAGTTAGGCGATAGCGGCTATGCTGGGTTAATACCTAACTTAAGTAATGAAGCACAGTTATATCTTAGTAGACACATTGGTAACCCTAATATAACGCCTCAAGTTGTTGAGGCTATGCTACAAGGCACTAAGAAAGAAGACCAGATTTATGTCTTAGCTAGACACTTAGACCCTGAATACGTTAAGCAGGCAGTTAAGGATGAAGACGTTCTTAGAGCTGCTTTAAAGACTGACTTAGCTAGAGGTAGACAGAAAGTATTAGACGCTGTAGGTGAAGTAGATGTTGAAGGGGCTATGGCTAAGTATGCTGATGTTAAAGAACACCTTAGAAGTACTGAAGGCTCTGTAGTTAGAGATGCTAGTATTCTTAAGCAAGCAGCTGATGCTATTGTTGCTAAGTTTAGACCTCAAGATACTACCACAGGAGCTGTACAGTTAGTGTCAGATAGTGGCTATGGATTAGCTATTAGAATGCAGAATCTATTAGCTAATACTAATGGTAAACTATCACTATCACAAGCATTTGAGATGCGTCCTGAGATTAATAGCTTACTACGTAAAGCACGTGACCCACTTGAGAAAGCTAATCTAAAGTTGATGAAAGATAGCTTAGATGACTTTATCTCTACAATGGCAACTCCTGAGCAGAAGGCTATGGTAGACGATGCCATTAGTACTTATGCTCGCACTATGGAGAACAGAGATAC